CAGTGGGTCACTGATTACCCCGGCCAAGGGGGGAATGACTTTGTTTTTTAATGACGCCATTCCCACGTCATCGGAATGTGGGCAAGCGTGATTCCGACACGCGGTCAATTGTTCCTGCCCGGTAGACCGCCCGGACCGCAGACGTCTTGTGGCTGTCATGAGTGCAGTTTGCCCCTTATATTAGTCGGTACCTCCGAGGGCCTCCGCTCATGAACCGTCGAAAACCAGCCGCCACCGGTTCACTTGACCAGCCGGTCCCGTTAGCCGCTCTGTCAGGACGGTGCCCTCACCACGAATGGTGTTTAAGCGCCGACCGTCATAATGAGTTGGGCTCTGTTCCCGCTGGATTGATGTGCGACACCACTGATCTATCCGCAACGTACCTGATATTACTGGGCCCGGGTCACCCGGGATCCCCAGCGCGAAAGCGAAGCAGCCTTGTTGACCAAGCATGTGCCCAGTCGAGCGCTCCTAAGTTGTCACGTAACTCGTCCCCAGTCTCGCGTGAACTACCATATAGGTGATTCAGCAACACCGGACACGTGATCGGACCAACTTCAGTTTGCTCGTCCATCCACCGCTCGATCTCAAGTTGGTTCTCAACGGGAATGCCCCACATGCGCTCGACGAACAGCCTTTGGTTGAAAGTAGGCTTCTTTTCTAACCTGGCTTCCATGTCGCCGGTCGCGTAGTGTGACCTTTTCTCCATCTCCCACCAACCTTCCGCTTCGGCTATCGCATAGCCGGAAGTCGCACGAAGAATCCACCTGGCAAGCGCGTTCAATATTGGGCACTGAGGAGTTTCACAGCTGAGCGAGTAGCCCTTCGCTCTGAGAAGCTCCATCATCACTTTGGCGCCACCATGCATCTTCTTCGACAAGCTCCAACCGACTTTCAACACGACCGGAAGAGGGTTTTGCAGATTTGAGGGCTCGCCGTCGGCGTAGAACATCTTGCAGAATCCACCTTCGTTGACCTTGTCCACCTTGTTGAGCTTAATATTAAACCCAAGGTCCTGATAAAACTCAGGAGGTGGAATCATGTCTTCAGAGGGGACTGCAAATAGTCCATCATCACCTTCGACCACTCCCTCGAGATCAAAATTGTTTTTTCTGGCCCACGTCCAAGCTACCATGAGGTTGGTCCAACCGTTGCCAAGACTAGTGCACATGTCACCAGACATCCTAGCATAGGTCATTACCTTACAGCACTTTGCCCTACAGTGTTGCTTGCCTGTCAAGGCCTCCGTGATCCGGCCCAATACCTGCTTCATAGATGTGTTGTGCTCACACATATATGAGTACAACTGCATCTCACAGGCCTTGACCATCTCAGGGGGGAACCCTGACTCGAAACTGCTGTAGTCGGACGCGAACCAAGCTCGGTCTCGAAACCGGCCTACCAAATCGTTAATGTAGGCGGCCCTGTCTGTGATCGGGATGTGTTTGATAAAGAACGGAATCTTGTGGAACACTTCGTTCTCTATCGCCTTGAAGAAAGGACCAGACAGCACTTTGAAAAAATCACTACGCGAATTGATCCAGCGCGCCATTTTATAAGTACCATAAGCCTCAGCTTTAATAAAGCTCTTGTTCTTAAAGTACTCATTATTCCAGTGGCACACGTTCATGTAGAGATTGAATTCCGGGTAGGCTGTCTCTTCTTCCTGGCCATACATCCTAGACATGACCTGCTTAACATAACGCAGGCCGGACTTGCAAATTCCAGAGGCCGTCTCACCAAAAGCGATGATTGCTGCGATCCACAGAAAATGTTCCTTCTGAACAGTGGTGTAGCTCGAATTTTCGAGCCACCACTCCGTCGTGGGTTCAAAATCCGCGGGGATAGGATCTAGGTAGTTCCGAGGAACCCACCTAGACGTATCACGCAGTTCACGCTTGGCTTTGGGCTTGATTGCAGGGAGCTCTCGAGCAAATCTTTTTCGGGCTCCGCCTTCGCACGTCAAGAAGTCTTGCTTCGCTGGAACAAGCGGTGCAAATCCTTCGACATAGATCGGCAAACGGCGGGCTGCTTTTTCTTTTTTCTTGACTACCCTCGACTGCTTGTCAAGAATGACAGTGCCAGCTTTCACAGGGTAGTCACCTGCAACGGCGGCATACACGTCGTCCATTTGATAGGCCAACGCATACACCGCCCCCTCAGACCTCAAGCATGGTCGACGTCGATGCCCGGGCCCAACAGAAAATCCTGATGAGCTCGTGCTTGTTGGCATTCAAACCGATACATATAACAGGTATCGGTCATCAGACGCTCTTCAACATGCTTGGGCACGTTTAGGGAACCTACCGATTTCATCGTCCCGCGAAGGAGATTCGTCGATGGGTCTTCGACCAACGTGCCATGGTCGAATTTCAGTTGCGCCAAATAATGCGCTTCATAGTAGACACGGAAGGGTATCAGTGTCAATGTGGACATGAGCGTGCACGTGTACACCTCGGCGAAGTTTTCACGTAGCTTGGCCACTCTGTGGACCAATACGCGAGCATCATCCTCCGTGGTGTTTACAGAAACACGGACAGGGCTGTCCAACATCAACAAGTACTCCCCAGGCTTGTTATGCCACCACTTGAATAACTTCAAGTTGCAGCGGTTCCAAAACCTGGCCATCCGGGCCCACTTCCCAAGATGAGGAATCCAACACGTAGGTCCGCGTGCCTCGAGAACAGCGAGGGGCGCTCCCAGTCGTGGCGCATTGGGCTCTTCATCCTTCAGAAGGCGCTTGAACGCACGCACCTTGGCCGACCAACTGAGCCGGAGTTTTACCTCATGTGGTTGAACCAACAGAGGTGTATCCCTCAGACGCTCAATGTAACCACCGGACAATGGGTAATTTCCAGGAATTGAAAAGAACCCAGTTGTAACGTGGTAGGACCAGGGGCGATTCCGCCACCCGTGCCCACAGACATAGCCCAACTGTGCGTCAAGCTGACGCCGGGCACATGCAAGTGAGCACTTGCGGCCTTCACCACCGACCGGAAGACCGAAGCGAGCCATTAGCACTGGAACGTGCTTCAACTGGCGGGCTCCGACCCTCAAACGTTGGAGCAGTGAGATCGGGGTGGTCGGGCGGGGTTTGGGAACAGCCGGGCCACCCCTAGGTGGCCCGACGACGAACGCGAATAATGTGTCTATCCGCGGGTCCTCTGCTGTTTCCTCCTCCTCATCAGGGTCCTCCGGGATCGGCGGGGGAACCTCCTCGGCCTCCAAGACCTCACCATCACCGTAGTTCATGGGTACCGGTGTTGATGGTGGGGGGTGATGAAAGATCTTCTGGGGTGCCGTCACAAGCTTGACGGGAGAACCCAGATAATCATTGAGAGCATTCACGCCCTCTACAACCTTGACCATATCATCATAGGTCATCGGCGGGAACAGACGAACATTGCGGTTTTGAGCGGGACGATGGCGGTCGTCGGGAGCAAAAAACGAAGAAAAACGGTCGTACATATATTCCATAAGCTAGTGTTAAGGGACACTAGCAACCCGAACAATACCCG